CTGAAGCTAAGATGGCCCCAGAAGCTAAGATAGCTGTCTCGCTATATACAGCACCAGAAGCATAAATAGCTCCAGAGGCCAAAATAGATCCTATAGATCCTGAAGCCAAGATAGCTCCAGATGCTTGTATGCAACCAGAAGCTAAGAACGCTCCCACGGAGCCTGAAGCCAAGATAGCTCCAGATGCTTGAATAGCACCCGAAGCCATTAAGGCACCGGACGCTTCGACTGCACCAGATGCTTGTATGCATCCAGAAGCCAAATAAGCACCAGATGCTAACAAAGCACCCGAAGCCAAGATAGCTCCAGATGCTTGAATAGCACCCGAAGCCATTAAGGCACCGGACGCTTCGACTGCACCAGATGCTTGTATGCATCCAGAAGCCAAATAAGCACCAGATGCTAACAAAGCACCCGAAGCCAAGATAGCTCCAGATGCTTGAATAGCACCCGAAGCCATTAAGGCACCGGAAGCCTGTAAAGCTCCTGACGCTTGTATAGAACCGGAAGCGAGCGTGGCTGTATCAGAAAAACCAGCGCTTACTTTGACCCAACTGGTTCCGTCCCAAACTTTGTAATAGTTATGAACGCTGCTATCTGTCCACGCCTCTCCTAAAGAGTTACCGGAGGCTCCTATGTAATTAGAGTTTGGAGCTGCAGTCCCGTATCCAATCGGACCTATCTTTCTAACACCCCCTGCAACGTCCTCAAAGTAAAGACCAGGATCACCCGAACCAGCGCATAACGCTAGCTCTCCGTACTGGATAATAGTTCCGCTAGGTCTGTCTGACTCTAAGTTAGATCGTAACAGTAAAATAGTTACAGGTGTAGAAGTCATGAGTAAACGCCTCCGTTTATAGGATAAGCTATTGCTGAGATTAACGTACCACTAGCATACGTCCCACCATCAAATATCCCGGATATAGTTCTGGGAATAAGTGTACCACTCGCATAAGTGCCGCCATCATAAACGTCTATCCCCGAGGTAGGAACAAATGGACTATAGGAATTAGTATCAAAAAAAGTAAGACCAGATGCTAGAGCAGCTTTAGGGCTCTCTAAAGTACCAGCGTTAGTTAACTTCGCAAATATCACATAGCTGTCAGGATTTAGTACATGAGTAGGAAGCTCAGACTTCGTAGGGCCGTACCTTAACCACCAGCGGTAGTCGCGCTCTCTTTCAAAGAAGTCAAGCTGTTTTTTCAAATCTCTTTCGAACATCTCTCGATAAGCGGGATGAGTCGGTTCATCGTTAGGTTGAGGCAACCAATAGCTAGTAGTGTTCTCTTGTCCTAAACCTCTCCCTAAATCCCACATAGCGGCGTAAATGTGCTTACACCACTTAGGCTGAAAGTAAAAAAGATTAGGATCAGCATAAGTATCTTGTGTATAATTAGGTATGTTGTATATGTCGTTCAAGTATATAAAACCAAAACTTCTACTCCAACCAGGATCGTCAATAGATTGTATAGGTCTACCTTCTTGAGACTGAGAGCCTGGGTCAAAGAAACCAGGCTTCATGTTGTACACACCTGTATACGGATATCTTTGTTTTAAAGAAACCTCATATAAATTTAGATTCTCTCTGCCGGAAAAATCAGGACAATTACATTGGGCTTTTAACTCAGTAGTTAAGTACTCGCCCACGCTGGGCGGCCCAGAAGCAGGAACCCTCATCGTATTAGCGTCAACTACTTCCCAACTGAGAGTCTGCGAGTGACTCAAAAATAGAGTGTTATACAGCGCCGAATAATCTACATTATTTACTAAAGTACCATCTAAACCTATACCTACTACAGCATAATTACTAAATCCATAGAGTTTTTGATTTCCACTAGAATCAATACGATTAGCTAAAACCTCTCCTTTAAAAGCTGATATGGGTAAGCCGAAGTTACCAGATAACTTCACTGCATAAATTTCATCAGTGTAGTCTGTGACAGAAGTAATAAATAAACCGAAGTCCTTAAAGTTAAAAGAACCCTGCGGCTGCACATAGGTAGTCCACATCCGCTCGTCTGTCCGCGTGGTCGGATACAGAAAAGTGAGACCCGGTATATACGGACCTACACCAATTACATTTGTGTAATAGTATTTATACGCATACTCAATGCCTTTGTACACTTGTTGAGCGTACATAGACAGCTCATATCCACGACGCCAACGGCTCCAAAGTGATGCGTAGTCGTAATCACTTAGTACGCTGAAATCTTTTGTGCCTACGGCAGGTCTAAACCTACGCTTAAAAGGCATGGGGTGAGACAGCTGATGAGCTGTATCCCCACCCGTAAACCTTTTACTATGCTCTATTTTTTTGGCAGCGTCGTAGTTCTTGAAGCTGAAGCTATCGCCGGAGGAGCGCTTAGCCACGGATCAATAGAAGCCGCCCTGCGCAAACACAGTGATACCAGAAGGACTTAAGCCACCAGAAATAGCAGAAGGACCGTTACCAAGATAACCAATACAAAGAATGTATCCTTTCTCTAAGTACAAGCCTTCGCCTTTGCCGATTTGAATAGGAGCGATTAGTCCGGTGTCGCCGACTTGTGGAACAGGAGCATTAACACCGAAAAGCTGGACAGGAAGAGGATAGCCAAAAGTCGTGCCGCTTAAGCCAACTTCGAACCTACCAATCATCAAAGCAGCCGACGTAGACGGAGCTGATTGATTAGGAGCAAAAACGTACAGGCCGATATCACAAGTACGAACACCACCGTCGTTCGGGTAGTCTTCGTTAGAAATAATCGTAATGTCTTCAACCAGAGCCGCATCTTCAGACGGAAGATCGCCCACGCGGACCAACTGAATCAGATCAGTCAGGTTTGGGTTAGTAGGGTCGCAGGTTTGAGTGCTGCTGTTGATCTTCGCTCCACGTAAAAAGGGGCGATCAATCAAGCAAGGAGCTTTGTTAGTGCTTGTGGAGCTCATAGTGTTACTCAGCCTATGGAGTTGAAGTATGAAACGGGAGTTTTAAGATCCTCCCTGAACTTATCGAGGGTAGGCATATCCTTAACTACTGGATACGACTCCCCTCTCATAGAATCATTATTTTTGTTTTCAGACTCTTTTTTAAGTTCCTCTGTAGCTTTGGCGATTAAGTCAGCAAACTCTTTGGCGGAAGCCATACGTCTCTGTTCGCTTTCGTACTTAGCCAAAGGACTAAAAGGATCATAAGCAGGAGGTCTACCTATGGCAGTACCAATGCTATTAGCCAGAGAAGCCACGCCGTAACCAAAGTCGCCGATAGCTTTCATATTCTCCGGGCTAAACAACCCAGCTAAACGAAAGCCGCCTGAGGAGCCTGTGCTAGAGGGAGTGACGGACGGAGCGCTTGCGTAAGAAGCAGGATCAAAAGAGAACGGTTCACCGCTGTAGCTAAAAGTAGTCTCAGGGGAAAACCCACCGATAGAGCCAGCGAATGTACCCGGCTCTAAAACTGTATCGTAGGAGTAAGAGGATGCGGAATTCCCAGGATACATCTCACCCCAGCTAGGGCCAGAGTAAGTAGAGCTACTGTCAAAATAAGAGGGGGACGTGTAGCTACTCATGATCAACCAGCGTAACCGAGAGAACGAACAACGCCAGCCATGGCGTTAGTACCAGGAGCCGGGAAGTCGCCGTAAACAGGACGACCGCCATACATTTTCATCATCTCCTCTTCGATTGCTGTATCACCGCCTGGGAACTCGAAGGCTTTTCTAGTCTGTATCGTACTCATAGGAGGCGCTGAAATACCGATGCTAGGTCTAGCCACGGCGGCCTGACCTACCTCAGAACCTTGTCTGGAGCCTATTAAGTTGTTTATGGGATTACTACCGTACTCAGAAACTACCTCTTGAGTTTGAACTTGCGGCATCTGCTGAGACAGCTCGTAAGCCAAAGGCTTGTTAGCTGTGGCCCAAGCACCTAAAGTATTCGGGTCCGCAAATCTCTCATCACGTTGAATCAACTGCTCCATAATGTTTCCGAAAACATCAGGTTGATTCGCGTAATCACGTCTAGCGCTGTAGTAATCTACTGCCCTTTCAAAATTACGATCGGGAGCGTACACAGCAGCTGCTAAAGCGTTCTGTTTCGCCTGTTCGTAATCGCTACGGCTATCGTCTGAGACTTGTATCACGGAGCCGGAGCCAGCTTGCCCTGTGGTAGCAGATCTGCGGTCGCTAGCAGGAGCAGTAGAGGTTTCTCTCCTGTCAGAAGTGCGAGTAGCTGGCGTAGTGTTTCCACCGCCGCCAAAATCTATCAGTCTCGATGCAGCCGCAGGGTCAATACTGCCATCGGGTCTAACAGGAACCCTTACTGTTTCTCCGTTTTTCAAACGAAGTAAGGCTGCACCGCCACCAATCCCGAGAAGGGCGGCCCCTGTACCTGCAAGAGCTCTGACATTCAAACCGCCACCCGGAGAGACAGGTGGACGATTTAATGAACCTTGTACATTAGTGAACGGACCCCTCAGAACGTTTTGAGGGGCTATCAAATCAAAATTAAGTGATTGTTGACCAGGGCTGAGCCTAGGATCTACAAATCTAGTGGGAGGGGTATCAGCCATACGCGGCTGTAGACCCATACGAACTAACTGCCTCTGAGCAGCTTCTTCTGCACTTCCTTTTGGATACCCAGAATAACCTCCTTGCCTGCTACCGACACCTATCCTTAACTGAGTGCCTGCAGACACATTCTTCGCGGAGGGCACCATAGGCCTAGCCACGGGGGTGGCTCTGTCATAAGCTCTTCGGTACAGTGCTCCTTGCGGACCAATAAGCGCTTCACCGATATCTCTAAGTCCCTTTTCTGCAGATCCGTAAAGGAACTGGCCAAGCATCTGCAGATTCGAAGCAGCGCCACTAAGTGCTTGTCTTTTCGGAGACACTAAACTTACCTTACGACTAGCCTATAGAAATTATACTGCTTACCTCCAGTTAGTCGCAAAATAAATTCTGTCGGCCCGAGACATAGTAGGAGCTCCAGGTAGTGCTTGAACATAACTGGCACCACTACGCTCAAACCTATATCTATTAACCATAGGATTCTTGTAGTTAGCTACATAAAGCATCTGAGCTAACCTATCTGTCTCATAAATATAATTTTCTCTCCATATCTTAGCTGTTTCTTGTTTGTCTTGAACACTGATAGAACGGTTAACGTCACCTAAGATAATTTCCTGACGGCTCGTTCCTCTACCACCGGCAAGCTCGGATATCCTCTCTGCCTCTTCACACCTCTCAATCTGCTGAACTATTTTGTCGTAGTAATACTGACTAGGGATACTCGTACAAGCTAATTGAAGCCTTGAGTAATCACCAGCAGGTACAGTAGCTACATTATACCCTAGGTGATACGTTACACGACTGAAGTTAAAATCATCGAGTTTGAAGCCAAAAACCTGACCTGGGTTGCGACCAATCTGGTTTAAAGCCGCATAAACAATTTCACGCTTGGTCCGATCAGTAGTGGTCGGTTGCGTTACAACACCCTGCTGAGCTAGATAGCTATAAATTTGCTCCAGTTCTTGAACGCTAAGCTCCGCCACGGTTGTCTCCTTTTAACTAAGTCTAATCAATGCCAAGAAGCAAAAAAGTACAGATCGTCATACCTAGCCGGATCTACAGGTCCCGGTAGGCTTTGAATAAAATCCCCCTCCGTGGCAACAAACCTGGACTCAGCAATTACAGGATCTTTATAATTAACTACGTGTAACATAGCAGATAACCTGTCACACTCGTATAAATAATTCTCACGCCATACTCTCATAATCTTTCTGTTATCCTGTATCGTAATTGTTCTATTTAAATCAGCTCCAAATATAACTTCTTGCTGGCTGGCTCCTCTGTCAGAAGCCAGCTCTGTATAAATCTCAGCGGTGTTACACCGTTCAATCTGATTCAGGATCTTAGTGTAATAAAAGTCACTAGGTATGTTATTACAAGCTTCTAAAAGCCTAGCGTAATCCGCAGGGCTTACAGCAGAGATATTGTAGTTTAAATGATAACAAACACGCTCAAAGTTATAGTCATCTAGAGCTGAAACTTTTAGCTGAGGTACGCTGCGGAACAGCGAGTTAACAGCCGCGTAAATCGTATCTAGACGGGCAGAGTCTGTGAAACTGCCGACGAAGATAGCCCCCTGCTCGCGTAGATAGCGCTCAATCTGCGCAAGTTCTTCAGTTAGAAGTTGCGCCACGGGCAGAGGGATATCTACTTTTATTCTAAATCAGTGAAAACTATTTCACTCGACGTAGGCAACATCGCCTTCCAGAACCGTATCCCAATCGATATTAGAGATCGACTTCAGTTGATCGAGCTTGCTGAAGCGCTCACCAGGCATCGACTGCTGAAGCTCTTTAATCTCGATAGCAGTTTTCATCCCGATACCTTTGAGAACTTGGGTCAACAGCTCGGGGGTTGCCGAGTTGATGTTTACCCGGTTCATGGCGGGCACCTCGGGCCGAACTATTTGCCGACCACGGCGGCGCTTAACTTGTTTTTCGCCAGAATCCTCCTCGATATCTTTTTGAGCAATCTGGTTCTTATGTGCAAAGAACACCTTCCCAGTAGTAAGGGATTTCACCATAAAATACTCACCGTCATCGTGAGTACTGATCACAGAGACTTTAACGCCATTAGGCGTGTAGGTATACTCCTGACTGGCGGCGACTGTCATTATGAAAACATTGACTGACAACAGTATAGCCCCAGGCACAAAAAAACCCCCTCGAAGTGAGGGGGTCTGAAACTAACCTTCTGAATTAGATCAGGAAGGAGAGGTGGATGTGTACACGCTGGATTCCACGATGCCGGCAGGCTGCAGCACGATATCGCTGCGCTTGGGCGGCTGATCGGGAACAAGCCAGCACACTTCGCAAAGGGCGAGGGCTTTGTCCTTACCGCTCAGCTTGCCAACGCCAGCGCGGGGATCGTAGATACCCGAAGCTTGGCCGAGGCCAGAAGCGGCGGCGCCGCCCAGGTTGCCCACGGTGGCCAGAGCGTACTCTGTTTCCGCAGTAACACGGTGCATGTTGGCGCCGTTCCAGGCGTTGCTGGAATTGAACGAGCCGTTTTCGATGCGGCTGTTCGAACCAACGACGGTGGCGTAGAAACCGCTAGCGCTGGGGGTGGTGCTGAGACCAACGCCCAGGCCAGGGCCGAGGCCGAGTTGAGGAGTAGCGCTGCCACCGGCAACACCGCTGCTCACCACGTCGCCGCCATCGACACGCAGGCCCACACGGTACACATAAGCGCCGGAAGGCACTTTGATACCAGTGGTAATGTCGGCGCGAACGTCCTTGTGATAATCCGGGGACGGAATGATCACAGTGCCGTTGGTGAATGCCTTGTTAGAAGCACCGCCGGAAGCGTACGGAGTCGTGTAATACTCCAGCTGGTTGACCGAACCGAGGGCCTGATAAGACAGGTCCACGTAGCCAACAGCTTGCTGAGCGATCCAACCGGGGCGGAAGACCACGCCGACAGGGCCGCCGATGGGCTGATTCGTCAGAGTTTCGGCGTAGCCGTTCTCGTTGTTGAAATCAACCGACTTGGTTTCGTGCCAGTACTTCAGCACGTTGGTGTAGTTACCAGGATAGATCTTGGTAACTGCGATCTGGTTAGCGTTGATTGCCATCGTTAATACCTCCTATCAAGCGTTAAAGGAGTATGCGATGGTGGCGAAATCGGCGTTCAGGAGTTCGAAACCTGCGTACAGGCTCCAAATCATCATGATGAAACGCGAGAAATCGTCATTGTTGTTCAGGAGCACCTGAGCGTTGTTACCGCCGATACCGACGCCAACACTCTGGGGACCGAAGAACATACCGATGGCAGTCTCGTACGAAGCGCTAGTAGAAGCGATCGTAGCAGTCTGATTCTGCGAGGGCATGTTGGTGCTCTCGAAGAACCGCACACCCTCGAAGACAAAGCCCGTGGGCATAATCGGCTCACCAGCCACGAAGGTGGCTTGACCGAAGCCCTGACCCATGTAGATAGCAGCGTTGGGCTGCATCGAAGACATGAGAGGGTTGATCTGACCGTTGCCAGGATAGCGAGCAACTTCACGGAAGTCGCTGTTCTGACGCAGGTGCATCAGGAAGGTAGGATCGCACACACAGCGATAGAAACCATCCTGATAGGTCGGAACGTTTCTCTTGCGCATGGACTTAACCACGCGGAGGAGATCGTCCTTAACGTCGAACTTAGCTTGCTCGGCGTTAGTATAGGTCAGTGCGCCAA